TCAGTTCACTCGCGAGAAATCGGGCGTCCATGCCGGCGCCGCCGGTGGAGGGTTGGGGTCAGCAATCGTGGGCGTGATCATGCCCAGTTTCATGCGTGCGTACATTCGGCCAACAAGCGGGCGCTTACCACGGCTTTCGACGAACACCCACTGGCGGTCTACCAGCCAGCGCCGTTGGTATGCACGGGCCTTGTACCCGGTGAACTCCGCCAGCTCTTCGTCCGAGAGAATTTCGGTTTCCATAAGGATGCTCCGTGCCGCCCGTGGCGGCAGAAGGTGGTTACTGAGGGGCGTATTTGGTGAGGGCTTCGTCGGCAGCGATCAGTGCGGCGCCAGCGGCGGCCGCTAATACCTCGCCACCAGTGAGCGCTTTGCTCAGGCAGTTGTCTGCTTAGTCCGGACAAGTCAATTGCTGTGAGCATGGAAGCTCCTTGCCAGCTATATTCCTGTATCTATTAGGACGATCTGGTGGCAGTTGTTATGTGGCAAAGACTTCGAGAGGATCGTAAACGCCAGAAGGAAATCGAGGCGCAGATAAGTCGAATTGAACTGCTATCTAGAGGTATTCCGGAGCGCGACCCACAGATGGAAGAGTGGGGGTTTATGCCGGATGAGGTTAAAAATCTGGATCAGGCAGAGCAATGGTTAGCTGTCTTGAGAACAACAGATATTCTTCGAAGGTCCTCTCGGCACAATATAGAGATGCCTGATAAGTCTGATCCGTCCATGTACGGACGCATGGACTGGGATGCCGATCAGAACGAACCCTATTTTCTTACGGGAAAGGGGTTTCGAGTTGCGCAATTAGCCCTCCGCGACGAGGAAAAATATCACTGGGATAAATGGAGCACTCGCATCTCTGCAATTACTGCTTTGATGAGCTTATTCGTCGCAATTCTGGCCCTTCTGTTTGGTAAATAGTTCGTTCAGCGCAATAGGTGAGGGTGGGTAAGGCCGGTTACCCGGCCTGTCGCGCTTACTTTGGATCGAAAGCACCCAGTGACAGCTCTGCAGCATTGCCGATATTGCGCTGCAGGACGGTCTTGAACTCCTGCGCGATGTCTTCACGCTGAACTTCTTCCCCAACCCAGCGAAGTTTCAGCACTGGTTGCATTCCGCTGGTGATCACCGACACGCGCAACATGATCTGCTGTTCGGTCAGACCTTCGTATGGAATTACGTTGAACAGCAGCGTGGCTGGCAGCGCTTCTTTGCTGCGTGCCTCGATCTGGTCGAGCGTACTGCGGCTGGCGCTGGTCTCGCCGACGGTGTGGTCTGACTCGGACGCAGCTTTGATGGTGATGGTCCGTACCGCCGCGATGGCCTTGGCGATGGTCATCGTTTGCCCGCTTTCATCAGTTGCTGAGAGGAACTGATTCCAGTCTTCAATCCAGTCGCTGAGGTCTTTCTGCGACATCGCACGTCCACCGATGGTCTGCGCAGCCTTGTAGCCGGCTGACGCTTTCAGTCGAAGCACTGCGCGATCATCGGCGTGACCTGGCAGCACTTCGGTGCCCAAGTTGAAGAGCAGCGTGCAGGTCATTTCGTCCTGATCGATGAAGCCCTTGGCATTCGGCACAGCCCGATCAGCAACGTAAGCGCTGAAATCTGCCAGCGAGTGGGTGGAGTAGATGCCACGGAAACGGCTGCGACCGGCCTGCCATTTTTCCAGAGTGACCACTTGGCAGCCTTCGGGCAGCACGATGGTGGGTGTTTGGGTGGCCAGCGCTTTACCACTCGCTTCGAGTGCGGTGTCGGTAATGAGCTGGATCGCTTCTTTGGTCAGAGACATTGGTCAGTTCCTTGATGGTCGAGCGGTTAAATGCGGGGAGTGATTGGGGCTTGTTCACGGCTGAAGAGCTGGTCGTGCTTCTCGGCGAAGAGGGTGATCTTTCCACCGGAGCCGACGTGCATTGGCGTATCCAGGCTGGTGTTCTCGCTGCGGGTGCCACGCTTGGTCGGCACCTTGTAGTCGAGCTTGTGCTTGATCTTCACCTGGCTCGATTCGCCGATCTGACTGAAGTCCAGAGTAATGACCAGCTTGCCGGCCTTCCCGTGATCAACCACTCCTGCGGCTACTTCGGAAAGGGCGTGGCCTATTTGGTTGGCGAATGCGCCGCCGTTCAGCTCTTCGAGGAACTCTGCGGTGTCGGTTGGGGTAGGCATGGCTGTTTCTCCGGGATGGCCATTAGGCCGCTAGGGGGAAGGTGAAATTGAGGCTGACGAAGGCGCTGGCGCCGCTGGCTGCTGACACGTCTCATGCTGCTATCTGCTGGTTCCAAACACCCACGGCGTCGAACATCCGGGCCGCCTGTTCTTCAGTCAGCGATATTTCGGCGGGAATGGCGATCCAGCCCGATGCGACCCGATGATTCGGATTGCTATCGGCGACCAGAGCTTTGTAGGTGTCCTCGATCACGTCTTCGAGGTGGGCGGCTAGGTAGTTGCCTTGGGGCGCAACCTCGACTGATTTGGTGTAGCGGTGCCCGCGCTGATCGCGACACTGGACGCTGATATAGATCGTCCAGCGGTGGGCAAAGTCGCAGACCGCCTCGGCCATGCGTTGTCCTGGCGGGATGCTCTCGCAGCTCTTCCAGTTGATCATCCCCTGGCGCCCGCTGGGATCGATGTGGATCACTGCGACATGATGGGTGTTGAGCCGTGCCCGGCTCAATCGCTCGGTTCGAACGCGCATGTTGTGTGGCTTACGCTTGCTCATAGTCTCTCCATGAGTTTTGGCGGCTCCTTGCGTTCGGCTTGTACCGGGGATGGTCGTCGCCGCTTCAATACGGTTTCAGGATCAATCGCAGTGGACCGCGGCGGTGGATGCTGAGTCTGGAAGCTTGGCGCTTCAGTCACCTGACCACCGACACCGAAGTACTCGGCAGTCTTGCGATTGATGTCGGCCTGCGCCTCCTGGTGCGAATTAGGAATAGGGCCGCCGATCATCATTGCGCTCCGAAGAAAGCAAATACGCCGAGCATCCCAGCCATGCCGACAACCCAGCGCAGCATGAGGCTACCGAAGCGGCGGGCAGACATGCCAACTGACTCAATGGCGTCCGCGTTTTCTTCAAGCTGTTGTGCGTACTGGCAGGCGCAGTTATGACCTGTTTGGGCGCCGCGGGAGCGGCCGGTAGAGCGCTCTATTACGTCGAACTGATTTGCACCCAGGGAGACAATGGTGAAGCGGAGTGTCCGTACTGGCTCTTCCTGACCGATCATTTGGTACATCTCCGAGGTGGACATTGAGAGGCGATCCCGCAACACCTGCAGGACTGCTTGTTTTTGGCGAATGGTCTGATTCATTTCGACTCCTTGAGCCTGAGGGTTGTGGATATTTGGCAACACCCTGGCCACTCGCTTGAACCGGTGGGCGCGGGGAGGGTGCTGGCGAATATCGGCAGTAATGCTGTCTGTCCTATTGCCGCTGGAGGGGCGGGGCGCATTGCTTGCCGGGTCATTCACACGGTTCTGGCGTTTCACCATCGATCAGCCGTCCAGGTTGTTCCTGTCGTGGGCAGGCTTTCGGGCCTGTCTGCTCGCCGGTCGCCGGTAGAGGCAATGCGGTCTGTTGTTTGTTGCGCTGACTGTTAAAGAGTGGCGCGGCTTTCGCTGCTGGCCGGTTTCGCTTGGCTTGGGATAATTTAAGCAAGCTGAAATAAAAGAGTCAAGCATGCTGAATTAATAATTCAGCAATCTGAAATTCATGGGCGCAAAAAAGCCCGCTCATTGGCGGGCTCAATTCACGATTCGCAGTACTGTCGCCACCCGATCCTTACAAACCCACTTTCTAGGCGATCCATTCTGATCCCGTCTGTTTCTTCAATTTCATGAAGGATATGTAACCACGCTTCAGCAGATTCGTCCTCTGACCTGGTGATTACGATGGATTGGGTTTTCTGTGCATCCGGTGCAGAGATCAGGTGTTGGATACGTCGGCGTATAAGCTCACAAGAGGTCCCAACTGAGCTTGCAGGAGGAGGGGGGCGATGCATGCAGTGATCCTTAGTTTTATCGTTTGGAAGCGCCCCATAAAATGTCAAATGTTTGACGTGCTGGGATATCCCATTTCAGCCAGCTGAAAAAGCTTTGTGCAAAACAGAGAAACGCACACCGCGGGCGTAAGAGGAGTGAAAGACTTGAGTGGACCGAAGAAGAAAAGCCCGCACATGGCGGGCTCTATAAAGGCAGACAAGATGGACGTCCTATAACTTTTGTAGCGCCCTAACCACGACTCCAACAATTCGGCAGTTCTCTGCGCACATCTCTGTAGGGTAGGCAGGGTTCAAAGGCTTTAAGTAACGTCGACCACCGTCATCCACGAGCTTCTTGAAGGTAGCCTGGTCACTGTCAGCCAATTTGGCCACCACTAGTTTTCCGGACTGAACGTCAGCCTCGGTATCAACCAGGATCAGCGTTCCCTCAGTAACGCTTGTCCCGACCGGAGATGTCATCGAGTCGCCCTTCACCTCAAGCCAGAAAGCCGGGCCCTTTGAGTTGTAGTCCGATAGCTCGTATCGATCTGAAAACCCAGGAGGGAAGGGCTCGATTGCTTCCGCCCATGCACCAGCGGCAACCCAGCTGATTACCGGGTATCGAAACGACTCGACTGGTTGACGTGTGTCCTTCACGTTCGAATCGGAAAGCTCCGTTTCTGCGCCTTCACCTATAGCGAGCCATTCAGCGCGGAAGCCAGTCGCCTTAGCTAACGCATAAAGATTTTCAGGGCGCAGGCTTTTACTTTCCCCTGAAATCCACTGCGTCACAGCAGAGTTCGCAACCCCACATAGAGACGCGATTTCGCCTTTCTTTTTCCCGCTGAGCGCGATGGCTCGGGCAATACGTTCGTGTCTATCCATGACGCCAATATTAAGTTAGCTGAATTTAAGTATGCAGAGCTTTTAAATCCTCGTTGACGCAATAACTTAAGCATGCTGAAATTGCGGCACGCTTGAACGAGGAATGCGCAATGAATACGCGTGAGGTTGCCGAACATTTCGGCAGCAAGAAAAAACTAGCAGTGGCGTTAGGTATTCATCCCAGCGCCGTGACGATGTGGGGGGAAACAATTCCGGAGTCCCGTCAGTACCAAATTCAGGTTCTTTCTAAAGGAAAGTTCAAAGCCGCTCGAACCGTTCGGTGAGACGAATTTTTACCAATCTGCTGGCAAATCGCTACGGAAACAAATCTGAGGTTTTACGAATGGAAGGTTTCTTTAGGGCCTGTCACGACGTGGTCAAGGACGCGGATACCAAGAAGCTTGCGACGCTGATGAATATGCCGCCCGTGAGCCTGCTCCAGCGCGCGAATCCAGACGACGATGGTCACTGGATGAACGTTAAACATCTCTATGCGCTGTTGCTGCACTCAGGCGACATGCGCCCACTTGCTGCGCTGGCCGACGAGTTCTGTTTTGACCTGGTGTCCCGCGAGAAGCCGTCGGCCAAACCGCTGATGGTAGCGCTGGGTCATCTTTCTGCTGAATGCGGAGATGTTGGCCGACTGATCTTCGATGCTGCCGAGGACAACCACATCAGTCAGCACGAAAAGGCTCAAGGCGATAAAGCAATCCTTGAAGCAATCGACGCGCTGCAGGTTCTCCGTGTGTCGTTAAAGGCTGCCTGAATCGCAGGCACAAAAAAGCCGACGGAGAAGGTCGGCTTTTTCAACAGCAGTAAAACTAGAGGGGGCCATTATGAACACGATCGTCGCTCCAAGCAATACGGTCAGCATGTCGAGCCGGGAGATCGCCGAACTCACGGGGAAGCAACACAAGGACGTCATCCGCGACATCCGTGTGATGTGCAAAGCCCTGGCTGATGATGGCGCAGATCTGCGCCATCTCCATGAGATCAAGGATGGGCGGAGTTATACCGCGGAGTTCCGCCTTGGCCGGATCCTGACTGAAACCCTTTTGACTGGTTACAGCATCCCGCTTCGTCACCGTGTCGTGACACGTTTGAGCGAACTCGAAAACGTGTCACGACAGGTTGTAACGATTCCCCAGACCCTGCCCGAGGCTCTCCGCCTAGCGGCCGACCTGGCCGACCAGAATGGCAAGCTTCAGCGTGTCATCTCAAAGCAGGCACCTAAGATCGCCGCCATTAACCGGTTGGCCGCTGCTGGCGGTGCCATCTGCATCACTGATGCGGCAAAGCAATTGGGCATGCAGCCGGCACGATTGTTCGCATGGCTGGAGCAGCACCGCTGGATCTTCCGCCGCCGCGGCTGCAAGCGCTGGGTTGCCTACCAGCCTCGTATCACCTCTGGTCACATGACCCACAAAGTCACAGCCCTCAAGCCCGATTCTGAAACCGGAATCGAGCGGGCTGCCTTCGACCCAATGGTTACCACGAAAGGCCTAACACGCCTCGCTGAACTTCTGCAGGAGGCCGCGTAATGGCCCGCATACGTACCGTCAAACCTGAGTTTTGGACCAGTGAGCAGGTCATGGAATGCAGCGCCCTTGCTCGCCTACTGTTTATTGGGATCTGGAATTTCTGCGATGACGCAGGCAATCACCCTCTGTCGCCCAAGACCCTGAAGGCTCTTGTGTTCCCAGGAGACGACATCACTGCGAACCAGGTTTCTGATCTGCTCGCCGAGCTTGAGTCGAATGGTCTTCTATCGGTCTACTCCCATTCGGCGAAGCTGTACCTTCATGTGAATGGCTGGCATCACCAAAAGATTGATAAGCCGACTATCAAGCACCCGTCTTTCGTTCAACCTCTAGAAGACCGCTCAACGAGCACTCTGCCAGGTATCGACGAGGACTCGTCGAATGGTAGCGGAGCCCTCACCCCCGGAGTGGAAGGGAAGGGGAAAGGAGAATCTACACACTCACCGCGTGGTCCATTTGCAATGAGCTTGGATTGGACCCCCGACTCCGATCTGCTCAATGCCTACTCCATTCGTGCCGGCCTCAACGCCTCGGTGTTTACCCCGGACGCGATATCAGGCTTCGTCCTGCACCACGAAGCCAAAGGGCTCGCTCAGACCGAGAAACAGTGGGTTGCCGCACTGGTTGGCTGGGTGAAGCGTGACAACGTCAAAGCTGCTCGGGTTGTTCCACTTCGTGCCCGGCAAGCAAACGGCCCTGATTTCGATAGCCGGGACTGGGCTGACAACCTGGACGCTGTCCTGTGAGCAAACCTGCGCCGATGAGAAGCGCGACCCAGCTCATGAAGTCCGCTGGTGCCACCACAGACTTGCGCGCCGCAGTTGACAGCTATCAGCCACCGGCCATGTCCGTCATCCCGAAGAACCTGCCACCGGGAACGATCGATGTCGTCAACGCCCTCTTCAGGGAGCTGCAGGCGATATTCCCAGCGTGGAAGCAGGCCTGGCCGACGGATGCCGCGTTGAATACTGCCAAGCGCAGCTGGACCAAAGCCTTCATCGTCGAAGGAATCAGCCAGCTTGAGCAGATTCGGTTCGGCATTGAGCGCTGCAGATCGCTGGGCACGGACTTCATGCCGAGCGTCGGCAAGTTCATCAAGCTGTGTCAGCCGACACCCGAGATGCTTGGCATTCCGCCGCACGATCGGGCGTTTCGCGAGGCGTTGGAGAATTCCCATCCAAGCCGGTTTGGCGACCGCACCTGGTCTCATCCCGCCGTTCGACATGCCGCGCTCCAATGTGAAATTCACAACCTCGGTGACCAGATCTCCGAAAAAGCCAGCAAGGTCTTTGACAGAGCTTACGACATCACGATTCGGATGTTGGTCAGCGGACAGCCGCTCGAAGACATCGCCATTGGCATTGGCCATGACTCGCAAAAGCCCGAAACGCAGCTGGCGGAAGAGCACGGCGAGGCGCGGTTGTTGATGACCATGTCGCAACAGTCGATCCCGCTTGACGGCAAGGTCGCTCGCGCCGAGTTGCTGGCCCGTTTTGGCAGTGGCCGGGGCAAACGCGAGCAGCAACAAGCCTCGCTTCCACGTACCCGCTTGAACTCCCTCCCTGATCCATTCAATCCCACAGGTGGCTTCTGATGAATGCAGCCAAGCAACAAAACATGCTCGCCGGGCAATCCTCACTTGCCCGCAAGGTGTTCCAGGTCGTGCCAATTCAGGAGCGTTGGAGTGCCCACGATATTTTCAATTCGTTGATGGCTGCCGAAGCCACGGGGGCGCAGTTCCCGGCTGTTCGTCGCGGCCTGGGCGAGCTGAAGGAAGCAGGTTTGATTCGCGAACCCGTTAACGGTCACTTCCAGCGTACCGCCATTACTATCAAATCCCCGAGAGAGCAGAGCATGTCAAAACCAACCCAGCCGGCCGCCATGACCATTCAAAAAGCCGAGAGCAGCGCTCTGGATACGTTGGCAATGCTGTCTGGCGAAGTTATCCACTTTGCCGAGGAGGTCGGACAGCGCATGAAAAAGCTGGCGGCGCGTATCGAGGAAGTAGCGCTTTCTGTCGAGGCGGAACGTGAGACCACCGCTGAATCGCTCGAAAAATTCAAGCTGCTGCAATCTCTGCTGAAGGGGGGCTAATGGGCAGGCGCATGGCGATCGGTTTGGATATGCCTGATCGCCGCCTGGCTGTGCCAAACCCGGCGAACTATCGGTTCGCCGTGTTCTGCTGCTCGTTCAAGATGGATATGGGCAGCACCCCCGACCACGCTTTGGCGCTGTTCGTTGACCAGGCAATGGCCGAGCGCTACGGCGCCTGGATGTGGCCGACCACGTTTCAAGTCGTTGACCTTGATGATCCTCACGGAGCCCAAAAATGACGGCCTTGGCGAAAACCCTGACGGTGAAGCTGTCGGATGCCGAGATCGAACGCAACGCCAAGAAGCTGCATGTTCGAGATCTGCGCGATGCCGGTCACCCGGCGTTGCACTTTCGCTTTGCGAAGAACCGTTCCCGTGGCTCATGGTACCTGCTCAGCAAACGCACCTGGCACCGTATCGGCGGTTTCCCTGATCTCAGCACCAAGCAAGTGGTCACGGCACTGCCGGCAGTTCGTTTGCGGGTGGCTGCCAACGAAGGTTCGGCGCTGTCCAAGTGGGGCACGACCAGCGAGCTGTTGGGATGGTACGTCGAACGCATGTCCCGTGATCGCAGCCTTTCCAGCAAGCGCAAGAGCACTGCCGCTTCGGCCATCAAACGTCACTTGATGCCGCGTCTGGGTGATCTGCCTCTCAGCGATATCAACAAAGCCATGCTCGACAGCGAGCTGATCTGGCCGTTGCAGGAAAGCTACTCAGCGGGCTATGTGCAGCTGGTGTTTAAGCTTCTGGTCCAGGCGATGCACCAGGCATTCAAACTTGGCTTTATCCGCGTTAACCCGATGGCGGGAATCAAATTCAGCGACTTCAGCAAGACGAAAGTCGGAGCCAAGCCTGGCCGGTTACGTGGCGTTCAGTTGCCGCAACTACTGGAGCAATTGTCCCATGTCGTGCTGACGGCGCCGGCCGACGCCATGTTGGCGCTGATGATGCTTTGTCATGGCACGCGTATCGGCGAAACCCGGCAGGCACGCTGGTCGCATATCAGTCAGGCGGAGCGCGAGTGGTTCATCCCGGCGGAGCACACCAAAACTGGTGTCGAGCATCACCTGCCACTGACGGACCAGGTGCGCGAGCTGCTGATTCGTTATCGCGACATTCAGCAGACCAAGGGGTATGACGGCCAATTCCTGTTCCCGGCGCGCCATGGCAAGGCTCTCAGTGAAGGGCAGGCCAGTGCTGCATTTACCCGATTGGGGCAAGGCGAATGGACCAGCCACGATCTGCGCAAATTGGCGCGCACCGGTTGGGCAGATATCGGCATTGACCATCTGATCGGCGAGCTGCTGATCAACCACGCCATGGGCCACAACGTGAAGGTGTACATCCAGTCGGACGTCATGAGTCGCAAGCTCGATGCACTGGAGCAGTGGCACATCCATCTAGATCAGAAGGGTTTTGCCCTGATCCACGGGTTGACCGGTGTTAGATCCGGAGATTCCAATAAACCTCTGGAGGCCATACAGAACAAGGCCTGCGATGCCCTTCAGAAAACAACCACAGGAGAGGATTTAAAACATGCAGAAAGGGCAGGGTTTTGGCTTTAAGAGGCAGCGGATTGAGCTGGAACCTTGCCCGACCTGCAAGGGCAAGGCGGTAGTGAAAGGGCTGTTTTATGAGTTGATTTGTACCGCTTGCAATGGCTCAGGCTGGGTTATTTGGGGCAGCAGATTGGTGCTTTCTTCGGAAGAGTTAGTGACCCAGTTGAGCTTCAAATTGCAGCAGGCTCAGCGAGAGATTGAAGCGCTCCAGCATGGCTCGTCGATACCTGGCCCGGCCGAGTATTACCAACAGAACAACCGTCGTGGCGCCGGCGGATCAAATTACACAGGGGATTGAGAGAATGATGATTCGAAAACCAGCCGGCCGACCATTGGGCGACACCGAATACCTGCTGGAGCAGTGGGGATGGTGGCGGATGGATGGGGCTGGCGTTCCCAATTACATCTCACCAACATTTGCGCTAATGCGTCAGGCGATGACGCATGTGTCTGCGAGCAAAAGCTATTGCATTACAGATGAATGGGCTGGCGCTATTGATCAGGCAGTTGCGCGCCTCTCACACCGTGATAGACAAATGGGCGACATTATTTGGCTTTACTACGGTGCTAAATGGCCAATGGTACGGGTTGGCAAACACTACGGTATAAGCGAAGGAAAGACGAGAGAGCTGGCTAGGGCTGGGGCCGCTTGGATTGACTGTGCTTTAAGCGTTATGCGAGAAGCAGCGTAAGGTCGACATCAAATTTCTAGATTTAAGTGGATATGGCTACTGCTTGGGTAGCCATATCTACTGCTTTGTTTTGGCTGAATTCTATTTTGCGGCATCTACTAAGGTTTTTGGCAGAATGCGCTCAATTCGTTTTTTTCTTATTCCGCTTGCTTTTTTATGTTCACGATCGAGTAGTTCAGTTACCTCTTGCAACCACTTTTTTTCGCTTTGGAGTATGCTCTGTAATTCTCCTCCGATATATCGCTGTTCTAGCCCCCTGCTGATGTATTGCCAGTTCTGCGGGGCGGACCCCATCCATTCTTGTACGAAATCACTTGGCTCTATAAAGGGTAAAATGTCTATCCTGGCGAAGATATTATTTCCACTAAAAGTATGGCTGATATGTCGAGCGAACTCGGCTCCGTCCGTTGCCACCAGTTTTAATAGGTCTTTTGCTAAGGTGGGAAAAAGTTTCTTTGCTGCAAGTGATCTAGATGTTGTTAAGTGTGCTATGACGTTGTTGAAGTGTGTTTTGTAGTTGTCTTGTACCCAGAATGCGTAGCCGTTGTAGCCATGCGAAAACTCGAAACCAAATAGTTTTGTACTGTTGAGATCTGATTGAAGTCTGTCTTGGGTGAGAAGGTCGTCCAAGTATTCTTTGCAGTCGATTTCCGTTTGTGTGAAATCGGCAGGAATCATCGCCATGTCAGAAAGTAGGAAGCGGAGGGCGAACAGGTGAAGCAGTTCACCAAGATTGTCGATTTCTCGTTCTTTAAATTGAGCTATCAGCTTTTCGGCAGCTGCATTGGATTGGTTGTCGCTGATTTCATCGAACTTCATAAATACTAGCCAAGGAGGTAGGTCATCGGCTTTAATAAAATGAAGGCTTTCGTTTAGTGAGTCATGTATTTCGGATTCAATGTAATTACCTTTGATTAGAATATTAATCAGCGCTTGGTCTTTAATTATCTGGTTGCCGAGATCTATACTATCGTATCGGTTGTTTGCAGTATAAATCCTAGGTGTATTCAGGTTGTCCTTTTCTCTGGCTCGCTGCATTTGGAATCGTATTAATGATTGATCGCGCCCGATGAGATCTGATTCTTTCAATCGCCCCGACCTGACTTCGAGGCTTGCAGCAAAAAAAAGAAAACTTAATTCGCGCACTGCAGTGCTATTGGATTTGTGAGTTTGCGAAAGGGTTTTAAATAGTCGGCCGAGGTCTTCTAGGGTGTGCCTAAGTATCCGAAGAGAGTAAGTCTCTGATTGCTGAAAAATATTTAAGATTTCACTCTTCATTAATCGGATGGTGTTTCTAGTTTCGTGGTCTTTAAGTCGCTCAGTAAAGCTATCGAATGCATCTGATATCTGTGGAATTACTTCGATTGTCTGTCCAAATACCTTTTCTTTTGTATCTTGTAGAGCGGCTGATATTTTTTCGTCGTGGGCAATCACTACGACTCGACATCCGTGATGCTCAACATACTTGTTGAATACACCAAGGATATCTTTTGTGGGAATACTGCTTCTCTCAAGGTCATCAAAAACTAAAATTCGGTCATTGTTTACTTGTTCGCGTAAAAGTGCGCTAGCTATCCCTGAAACTATCCCGCCTAAATTTATTTTTGCGAATGAAATTTCAATTTCGGTGCCGTCAGTTTTACCTGCCGCGTCACGGGCAAGCGCTTTTATGGGAAACATTTTTGCATACACTGCGGCGTATATTTCTTCGGTTGTTTGGGTGCCGAACAGACTTATGTAATAAATTTCAGTTTCAGTTAATATTGTTTTTATTTGGTGTGTTTTCCCAGCCCCCCAGGCACCTGTGATCAGAACTCCGTAGCCGGGGTTTTCTAGCTGTTTGTAGTACTCAAGATATGTTCGGAGGTGTGAGCTTTCAGTGGGCTGGATTTGTTTTTCTGCTGTTTCTATTTGTCTGGTCATGGTATTGGTTTTCTAATTTTATCAAAGTAGATTTGGTATTTTATAGCTCGTGATTTCTAAGGCTTAACCAGTGTTTCGTAATTTGCCTTAGGGCCGACTGAGGTTTGTTGTAGCTTATGTTATTTGCATGCATCAAAAAAACCTTTTCCGCGCGGAATAAGCCTGTTTTTATAGCAGCGTGGATTGCTGTGAACGCAGCGTGACGCATTCGAGCTCCGGCCAAAGCGCCGGTTTTTTCGCCTTCTTCAAACAATAAGCCTCGACATCCGCTGGGGCTTTTTCGTTTTCGGCTTTACCACACCCATAGCCTCAAGCTGGGAGTGCTGCGGGAGCCGAATCTACTTCACTCCCCGAAAGGGAGGAATCCGGATGCCAAACATGCCCGACAAACCAGACACATGGCTGCTCGCTCTCACGTGGCTGTGCCAGCATGCGCCGACGATCTATGCCGGCGGATTGTCCTTCGTCGTCGGTGCATTGCGGATCATCTACGGCGGCGGCACGCGGCGACAGGCACTGCTTGAGGCATCGCTTTGCACGCTGATCACCATTGGCTTGATCCCACTACTGGAGTACTTCGGCTTACCGCAGAACTTCGCCACGGCTGCGGGTGTGTTCATCGGTTTCCTTGGGGTGAAGAAGATTGCTGATCTGGCTGATCGGTTCGCAGACTTCAAGTTTCCTAAGTCGGATTCGGCGCCGTGAAGCGCTGCCCTTGGGTATTGCCTCTTGTGATCCTGCTGGCGTATGCCACCACGGGCTACATCCATTGTGATGAGTCGTCTGCATGTCAGCCGCTCGCCGCGAAATCATTCAATCGTGAGATTTAGAGAATGGCCTACACCCAATATGAAACTGTCGTCGCCAATACTCCTGAAGAATTGACGGCAAAGCTGGCACAGGCCATTGGCGATGGCTGGCAGCCGTATGGAAGTCCTGTCTCTATCACTGAAGGCTTTCAAGTGCTTCAGGCTGTGGTGAAGGGATCGAGCAATGTCGGTGGTGCGCCAGGCGACATCACCTCGGACAGTATTACGGACGCTTCCGATGTCGGTAAGGCCGTACTGGTGAGTGTCGACGCTGCCGCTGCTCGTACAGCTATTGGCAGCGGGACTTCGGACTTCTCCGGTAGCTACAACGACCTCAGTGACCAGCCGGCCATTCCCATTGAAGGTGATGCCGCGCTGCTGGAAGCCGGTACCGACCTTGTCGCACATACCTGGTCAGCCAAACTGATCCATGACGAGATTGCTCGCCAGATTGCAGCGCTACCTGCATGACCATTACACACGCGAACTCGGGTGCCTTCACTTCAATCGCGCTCTTCAACCGGCGCAGGGTCTTCGAGGTTTCCAAATCCGCCGGGGACCCTGACAACTTCCAAGGAACACGGGGCATAAGACTCGCGCAAACGCGTTAGCGGCACCCCACCAAAGTTAGTTAACTGGTTAACTCGCTTGGTTAACCGGGCTGAAAGCCTTATGGGCTGCGGCTTACAGGGTGATTAACTTAGGAGTTAACCAGGTTAACTCGGTTCACCCCTGATTCGTCTGTAAGCCACGCGGGCCGTGGCCTGCAGAGCGGTTAACTAAGGAGTTAACTGAGTAAGCCGTTGGTTAACTCCTTCAGTCGCTATAAACACGCCTGAAAGCCAAGCAGGCCGTGGCTTTTCAGCGGTTAACCCGGAGTTAACCGAGTAAATTAGTTGGTTAACTCTGGTTAACTCACGGCTCCGCCGAGTTAACCGAAAGGCATGGACATGACAGCACTCACCAAAGCGGAGTTCGCCACTCGCCAAGGCTGGTCGAAACCTTATGTGTCGAAGTTGGCCAAGAGCGGGCGCCTGGTTCTGATGGCGGACGGCATGGTGGATGTCGAGGCAACGGACCGACTCCTGTTCAGCACCGCGGATCCGAGCAAAGCCAATGTGGCGGCGCGGCATGAGCGCGAACGAACTCAGCGCAAGCCGGAAGGGCAAACCCCGGCACCTGCCATCGTATACGAGCCTCCACCCGCTGTTTCGCATCAGGCGCCATTGCCTGTCGAGGGCATCCCAGACTTCCAGGAGTCTCGCGCCTATCGCGAGTTTTATGAGTCACGCCTGACCGAGAGCGAGTTTCACAAAAATCGTGGCGCCCATGTCGAGTTGGAAGCCGTTAAAACGGCGGCGTACACGACGGGGCGGATGTTGCGCGATCTGTTGCTCGGCATGCCGCCACAGTTGGCGCCCGAACTGGCCGCCATGAGTGATCACTGGCAAATCGAGAAGCACCTCACCGCCGCTTTGCGCCGCGTGCTGGACGATGCCGAACGGATGTCCTCGACAGACCTCATTCATTCTTTGACTGCAGCGAGTTAATCCATGTCAGCGGAAATGCCCGACGGTGCAGCAGTGTACCGGGAGGCGTATTTCCGCGGGCTGCGGCCAGAGCCTGATGTCTGGATCGATCAGTGGGCTGACGAATACATGCGTATCCCGCGTGATGCAGGGGCCGCCGAACCTGGGCAATACCGCACCGCGCGTACACCGTATGCCCGTGAGCCCATGCGTTGTCTATCGCCGGCTCACCCATGCAAGCGCGTGGTGACCATGGTGGCCTCGCAGTTGATGAAAACCCAGATTGCCTTGAACTGGATTGGCGGTCTGATCCACATGGCGCCGTCGAACATTCTCACGCTGTTGCCGAGCCTGGGGTTGGCCAAGCGAGTCTCGTCGCGCATCGGCAAGACCATCAAAGCTACCCCGGTGTTGCGCGAACGGGTAGCAGCAAACCGTGCACGCGATGCGCGCAACACCATGGACACCAAGGAGTTCGAAGGCGGCTCGTTGTACATCACCACCGCCGGCTCGGCGGCAAACCTGTCGGAGCTGTCGGCTCGCTACATCTATGGTGATGAAGTGGATCGCTGGGTGGTGGACGTCGGGGAGGAGGGCGACCCCATTGAGTTGGCTGAAACCCGCGGCAGTACCTTTGGCCGTAACGCCAAGTTTTACTTTTCCAGTTCGCCGACGATCAGGGGCGCTTCGCGCATTGCCGATCTGTTCGAAACCAGCGACCAGCGTTTTTACTACGTGCCATGCCCGACCTGTGGGCACATGCAGGTCCTGGAATGGGAGCGCCTGCATTACTCGGCGGATTGTCAGTTGGTGCACTACGAGTGCGCCGGGCCTGATTGTGATGTGTTGATTGAAGAACACCACAAGGGTGAGATGTTGGCCAAGGGCGAGTGGCGCGCGCATGCCGAGGGCGATGGTGAAACCGTCGGCTTCAACCTCAATGCGTTGTACTCGCCACCGGGTTGGACGGGGTGGGCCTCGCTGGGAAAGCAGTTCGAGAAGGCCAAAAAAGCCATGTCCCGCGGTGATCTGGAACCCATGCAGGTGTTCTATAACACCCGTCTGGCCAAGGTTTGGGACAGCGCCCAAGAGCAAACGAAAGCTGATGTCCTGATGGCGCGGGCACGCTTGGAACCTTACGGGCTGGGGTCAATGCCGTTCGCTGTGCTGATGCTCACGGCCTCGGTCGACGTTCAGGCCAACCGGCTGGAATTCATGGTGGTCGGTTGGGGCGCCGGTATGGAGCGTTGGATCATCGACTACCAGGTGATCTGGGGCGATCCCTCCGACGAACGCACCTGGTCGGTGCTCGATGACAAGCTCAAGGTGCGTTACCCACATCCGTGCGGTGCGGAGCTGACGATCCGGGCGGCAGGCATCGACTCCGGCGGTAATCACACCGACGAGGTGTACCAGTTTTGCCGGCTGCGACGCTGGCGCAATATCTTTGCAGTCAAAGGCGCGAGTAAGCCGGGCCGGCCGGTGATTGCACAGCGGCCATCGATGATGGACGTCACCTGGAAAGGCCTAACTGAACGCAAGGGCGTGGAGCTGTGGTTCGTCGGCACTGACACCGCCAAAGATTGGATCTACAACCGCTATCCAGTGGAGGATGGTCCGGGCGCGCTGCACTTTGCCAACGATCTGCCCGATGACTTTTTTGCCCAGTGTGTCGCCGAGCGCAAGGTCACTCGTTACGTCAAAGGCTACAAAAAAATTGAATGGGTCAAGGGCAAGGCGGAGCGCAACGAAGCCCTCGATTTGATGGTGTATAGCCTGGCGATGGCGCACTACTTGGGCCTGAACCGCTACAAGGAACACGACTGGGAGCGGGTGAGAAATGCTCTGTTTCAGGCGGCGCCACTGGGCGAGAAAGCCGTCACGTTTGAGCGTGTCAGCGCTCCGGCGATATCACGACAGCAACCGGCAGATCAGGTACCGACACCGGCTGATCCCGTACCGCCACCGACCAAGCCGGCCGCGGCACCGGTGCTGATTGCACGGCCCCCACAGCGTCGAAGCTCCAGCAGCGGCTACCTCAAAAAACGACGCTGAGTGAAATCGCGTTGCACACCCCGTTGCCTTTTTACTTTAGAGCGATCCCCATGGCCTTTACCCAACAGCAACTCGATGCGGTCGAGAAGGCAATCGCGCGCGGCGAAAAAATCGTGCGCTATGCGGATCGAAACGTCGAGTACCGCGACATCGACGAACTGCTCAGGGCACGAGACGAAATTCGCAGCTCGCTGATCGCGGCGGCCGGTCCTCGGTCGCGCATCGTGCGGCTTTATCATGGAGGCAAGGGACTGTAATGGCTCGTCACTTTCCCACCTTGGGCCGCAGCGGTTTCCTGCTCCCCTCAAACATCAAGGCCAGTTACGAAGGGGCCGCCGAAGGGCGTCGTTCCGCGAGTTGGGATGCACCTGACGCCGGCTTCAACAGCATTGCCATTCCGGCATTGCGCAACCTGCGCTCACGTTCCCGGGCGGCGGTGCGCAACGACCCGTACGCCTTCAACGTCATCGATAAACGGGTCAGCAATCTGATCGGCACCGGCATCACGCCGCGGCCGAAAACCCAGGACGATGAACTTCGGCACCTGCTGCAGGAACTCTGGGCCGATTGGGCCGAAGAGTCAGATGCCGATGGTCTGACTGACTTCTACGGACAACAGGCACTGATCGCGCGGACCGTGGAAACGGCCGGTGAATGTTTTATCCGCTTGCGTCCGCGCAGCCTCGACGAAGGTTTGGTAGTGCCGTTGCAGCTTCAGGTGCTGGCCCCGGAATTTGTACCGCACGACAAGTTCGAGGCCGCGCGCAACGGCAATGTTATCCGCGCCGGGATCGAGTTCACTCCGGACAGCCGTCGGGTAGCGTATTGGATGTACCGTTCGCATCCCGGAGATGCCTCGTCCTTGAACAGTGGCTACAACCAGCTGGTGCGGGTGCCGGCCAGCCAGGTGCTGCACATTTTTGAGCCGGTCGAGCCGGGACAATTACGCGGCTTGCCACGCTTGTCGCCGGTCCTCAAACGCTTGCGCAGCCTGGACAATTACGACGATGCGGTGCTGTTCCGTCAGGAGGTGGCGAATCTGTTCGCCGGCTTCATCAAAAAGCCATCGCCGGATGACATCCAGACTCCAGTGGACCCGGTGACCGGTGCGCCGTTGAACCTTGCCTCGGATGGATTCACGCCCATGGTCGCCCTGGAACCCGGGACCATGCAGGAGCTTTTACCGGGCGAGGAGGTTGAGTTTTCCACGCCACCGGACGCGGGTAACAACTACGCGGACTTCATGCGTCAGCAACTGATGGCCGCGGCCGCCGGTGCCGGGATGCCCTACGAAATTCTCACGGGCGACATGCGCGGGGTGAATGACCGCGCACTGCGCGTGGTACTCACTGAGTTCCGGCGTCGCCTGGAGCAACTGCAATTTGGTGTGTATGTGCACCAGTTGTGTCGCCCGGTGCGGGCCGCCTGGATGGACATGGCGGTGCTCAGTGGCGCCGTGCTGTTGCCGGACTATGCCCAGCGCCGACGTGAGTACCTGCGCACGCGCTGGGTGCCACAAGGCTGGGCCTATATCCATCCGGTTCAGGATGTTCAGTCCCGCACGATGGAAGTCAACGCCGGCTTTGCTTCGCGCAGCGAGATGGTCTTGCGCACCGGTTATGACGCCGAAACGGTGGACGAAGAAAACGCCGCCGATGCCGAGCGGGCTCGGGGCAAAGGTCTTAATTACAGCACGCTCGTCGAACTGCTTCAGGCGCTCGACGACCAGGAGCAAACATGAGCAAAAACGCGACTCCGCGTATTTACAACAGGGCCGGCCAACAGGTGCTAGTGCAGGACAAAAGCTGGTACGCCGTGCACGCCAGCGGCGAAGCCACCGAGCGCGTGATCGAAGTCTTTGTGTATGGCGAGATCGGTACCTGGGGCATTACCGCCAGTCAGTTCATGCAGGATCTGCGCGCCGTCGATGACGGCGTGTCACCGGTCATCGCGGCGTTTAACAGTATCGGCGGCGACCTGTTCGACGGGTTGGCCATGCACAACACCTTGTCGCGGTTGGGCGAACGGTGCACGGCACGGATTGATGCCTTGGCCGCGAGTGCGGCCAGTGTCGCGGTGTGCGGTGCCCACAAGGTGGTAATCGCGTCCAATGCGATGCTGATGATTCATAACCCGTGGACTTATGCGGCCGGCGACGCTGAGAGCTTTCGCAAGGTGGCGGATGTCCTCGACCAAACCATGGAGGCGATCATCGCGGCCTACAAGTCCAAGGCACCGGACATCGATGAGGTGGAGTTACGGGGTTTGGTGGCCGCTGAGACCTGGTTGACAGCCAACGAGGCGGTCGCACTGGGGCTGGCTGATGAAGTGGTTGATGGCGTCCAGGTCAAAGCATGTCTGGGGCAGGGCGGGGTGATGCAGCGTTATCAGCATACCCCAGCTGAATTTCTGGCCCAGCTCGATGAGTTGCCAGAGCCAGATCCGGAGCCGGAGCCGGAGCCAAACGATCTACCCAAGCCAGTGATGGACTCAACCAAGCTGGCGTTGTTGATCACTCAGCGTTGTGCCGAGTCAGGGATTAGCAACCTGGTCGCGCCATTGCTCAGTTCGACCCAGCTTGAAAGCGAAGAGATCGTCCAGGCGGGGCTGACCCGGGCCAAAGCTGTGCATGACCTATGTGTCGCGGCACGACTGCCAGAACTCAGCCTCGAGTATGTGGCCGCGGGGCTGGATGAGCCCGCGGTACGCGCGCGACTGTTCGACAAGATCGTCAGCAGCGGTAACGGTTTCGAAATCGACAATAGCGTGCCCCTCAACGATGACCCTGCACCGAAGGTGCTGGCGAAACAACCAAATCCGTCTTCGATCTGGGCAGCCCGTCAGGCCGTCCATGCGGGGCAATCCAACAGTGCAAAAGGAGCACGAGCATGACCGTAAAGTACGAAACGCTACACGCTGGCGAGTTTCTGCTCTCCGAAGGGGCCGGGAAGATCTCTCGTGAATCCATTCTGGTGGCCGCCGGTGCCGCACTGAATGCTGGCCAGGTGCTGGGGCTGGTCACGGCGACCAATGAGTTTGCCCCCTACGATCCTGCCGCCGGTGATGGCACCGAAGTGGCGGCCTGCATCCTCTATGGGCCGCTGGGTGAATCGACCGAAGAGCGTCGCGCCAGTGCAGTGGTACGGCTGGCGGAAGTCAGCGAGGTGCATTTGACCGGTTTCGATGCTGACGCGGAGGCCGCCTTGGCGGCTCAATTTGTGATAGCCCGCTAAGTCAGCCCCCCTTACCCCAACCCCGCCTTGTGCGGGGTTTTGCTTTTCTGGAGAGTCCCTTCATGGCCGACATTGGCATTTTTACCGACGATGTTTTTTCCGTGTCTTCGCTGACTGCGGCGATCAACGAGCAGGAATACCTGCCGGGTCGCATCAGCAGCCTGGGTCTGTTTCGCGAGGAAGGCATCACTACTCTGACCGTGCAGATCGAAAAGGACGGCAACACCCTGGCACTGGTACCAGCGGGTGAGCGTGGCACCTCGGGGCTGGTCGTGGGCGCAAGCAAGCGGCAGATGATCCCGTTCAACACCGTCCACCTGCCGCAACGTTTCGCCATCAAAGCCGACGAAATTCAGGGTATTCGCGCCTTCGGTACGACGACCGAACTGCAGGCTGTGCAGGGCGTAGTCAATACGCGCCTGAGCAAAGCCAAGCGTCAGCTCGACGCCACTCATGAATTCCAACGCATGGGCGCGCTGAACGGCTTGGTACTGGATGCGGATGGTTCCACGGTCCTGCTGAACATTTATCAGGCGTTTGGTGTGCAGCAACAAAGCCTGTCCATGGGCCTGAATGACTCGGCCACCAAGATTCGGGTCAAGTGCGCCGAAGCATTGGACATGCAGGATGACGAGCTCGGCAGTGTCACCAGCTCCGGGGCGCGAGCGTTCTGCGGCAAGAATTTCTGGAACAAGCTGATCACGCACAAATCGGTTGAAGAAACCTACCTCAATACGATCCAGGCCGCGGAGTTGCGTGGCGATGCGCGAGACAGTTTCGAGCTCGGCGGCATTGTCTGGGAGCGCTACCGCGGGCGGATCGCCGGTGTGACCTTTATCCATGACGATCAAGCCTTGTTGATCCCAGAGGGTGTGCCGGATCTGTACATCTCCTGCTTTGCCCCGGCGGACTACATGGAGACCGCCAACACCCAAGGCCTGCCGTATTACAGCAAGCTGGAGCCCATGTCGTTCAACAAGGGCATGGCCGGTGAGGCTCAGTCCAACCCGCTGCACCTGTGCACCCGTCCTCGGGCGCAGATCCTGCTGACGCTCTGACCATGGCCTTTCGAGACCTGGTCACGGAGATCGACAGCGTGGTGTTCGACACCCTGGCCGATGTCGGCTACATCGAAGGTCGCCGCGTGCTGGGCATGTTCTCGGCGCCCTGGTTGCAGCCCAAAATCGGACGCTTGAACACTGGCCTGCGCGAGCCGTGTTTTCACATTCGGGTGGCCGATGCGGCGGGCGTGGAAAAAACGCAGACGGTGCTGATCGAGTTGCCCGTCATGGACGGTGGTGGCGAGTACACCCTGATTCACCTTGAACCGGCGGGGGATGGTCTGGTGGCCTTGGCCCTGAGGTTAAAAGCATGAGTGCCGTGCCGGTTGCGCTGCAGCTCTCAGCCAAGGATATGCAGGCCTTCGACAGTCTGGCCAAGGTGGTGCCCAAAGCGGTCGCGGCGGCTCAACGGCGGGCGATCAACAAGACCTTGGGCTGGCTGGCCACGCACATGGCGCGCGATGTCAGTAAACAGGAGCGGATCGCCGTGCGGGCGGTACGGCAGCGCCTGCGCAGCTATCCCATCAAAGGCCAAGGCCAGTTGGGCAAACTCTGGTTCGGTACCAACCCGATGGAGGCTGCCCGGATAGGGAATCCCCGTCAGGGTAAGGCTGGTGTCTCGGTGGCGGGGCGGCGTTATCAGGGCGCGTTTTTTAAACGCGTGTATGGCAACAAGGCGGATATTTGGATTCGTACCTCCAGCAAACATTTCAACCCGGATGACTATCCCGGCAGCACTGCGTCCGCGGGTGGAGGCACGAGTTCGGGCTGGATCGCGGAAAACGACGATCGCTTTCCACTGGCCAAGGCCAAGGTTTCGCTCGAAGACGCGGAAGAGCCTTTTTACACCTGGGCCAACAAAGCCGATGAGCGCCTGCTGGTCGTGTTCAAGCAGGAAATGAACTTTGAACTGCATAAGTACCTGAAGGGGAGCGCCCGTGTCTGATCCTGCCTTTTCGCTGGATGCGCTGTACGCCGCCATCGAGGAACACCTCCGTCAAGCGCTGCCCACGGTGCGATTTGTCGCGACCTGTCCAGACATTCAGGACCGAGTGGCACTGCCGGCGGTGTTTCTGGAACCGGTTGAATTTGAACCCGGGCAAGACATCGGTACCGGTGAAACGGTGCTGGTGCTGCGCTTTGAAGCGCGGGTCATTGTTGCGCCCGAGTTGGCTCGCCATCAGCAACTGGGTGCCCAGTTGGCGGCGCAAATAGCGATCCTCCTTCGGGGGCAGACCTGGGGCCTGGACAGCGTCGAACAGGCGCAGTTCGTGGCCTCGCGTCAGGACTGGACCAAGCCGGAGCTGGATGGTTACACCGTGTGGATGGTGGAGTGGACCCAGCAGATCTACCTCGGTGAGGTTGAATGGTTATGGCCCAACGAGCCACCCGGCACGCTGTACCTGAACGTCGACGGCTGCACCGGTACCGGCAACGAAGATCACTACTTTCAGCCGGAGGATTTGGCATGGGATACGCCAGCGCCGAACACGACCGGATGATCGCGGCGATGCTGCTGCCCTGCGTGGTGGTCGACATCGATCTGACTGCCGGGCGGGTGCGGGTCAAGGCCGGAACCTGGGTCAGTGCCTGGGTGCGCTGGCACGCCCTGGCGGCTGGCAAGGCTCGTCACTGGCGCGCGCCGAGCCCAAGGGAGCAGGGCGTGTTGTTCAGCCCGAGCGGTGATCCGGCCATGGGCACGTTTATCCCGGGGCTGTATGGCAACGCCGGGGTCCTGCCGGACAACCGCGATCACGTCGAGGCGTGGTACTTCGACGATGGCGGCTCACTGGTCTACGACTGGGAAGCCGGCAGCTACAGCATCGCGTTACCCGACGGCAGCAGTGCGACGATCACGGTCGGCGGATCGCAATTTGAGGTAACGCCCGATCACGTTCGTGTGACTGCCAGCCAGATCACCTTGGCGGGTGAGGTGAGCATCGACGGTGCGCTGAGCGTGTCCGGCGATATCAGCGGCGCCGGCACGATCATGGATGCCGGCGGCAACAGCAGCAATCACTCTCATTGAATGAACATTCACTTTGGCCCGCAGCGCGCGGGTTTTTTTATGCCTGGAGTAAACCCCATGACAAGCAAAAACAAGGAAGCCGGGACACCGGTGGACGATGCCCCAGCGCCGCAGCCGGAAACGCTCTGCGTATTTCGCGACACGCTGTACACCTCGCGGGTGCTGATCCTGCTGGACGCTGGGCGCACCTTGAAAGTGGAAAAAGGGCAGGTCGCGGTGGCGTCGGACGATACGGTCGCGCTCGACTATTTGCGCGGCCGTAAGGACTTTGTCGCGGTCGAGGGCTGATCGAATGATCGGGATGATCGGACTGGACCGCCGCACCGGCCAACTCATTTCCGGCCTCGATCATCTGCGCCAGTCCATCGAGGACATTTTGTCGACGCCGCTGGGCAGCCGACGCATGCGTCCGGAGTACGGCAGCAAGCTGCGGCGCTTTGTCGACCTGCCGGTCAATGACGGCTGGAAAAGTGCCGTGCAGGCGGAAGTGGCCAGCACGCTCGGGCGTTGGGAGCCTCGTCTGAAACTGGGCCGGGTGCGCGCCGTGGCCATCCTCGACGGTCGTATCACCTTTGAGCTGACCGGGCAGTACCTGGGCAGCGACGTAACTTTGGAGGTGTCCGCATGACCATGGAACTGGCGGCCCTGCCGCCGCCACAAGTACTGGAAGACCTCGACTTTGAAGCGGTCTACCAGGAGAAACTGGAAGCCTTCCGCCTGAGCATGGGCGACAACTGGAGCGCGGAGCTGGAAAGCGATCCGGTGCTCAAACTGATCGAGCAGGCCGCGTATGGCGCCTTGCAGAACCGGGCGCGGGTCAACGATGCGGGCAAGGCGTTGCTCTTGGCCCATGCTGAGCGGGCCGACCTCGATCACCTGGCGGCGAACGTCAACCTGCAACGCCTGGTGATTCAGGCGGGAGACCCGAGCACGGTGCCGCCGACGACGCAGGTGCTCGAAGAGGACGATGCCCTGCGCGAGCGGGTGCAGCTGTCGTATGAGGGGCTGACCACGGCGGGGCCGCGTAACAGCTACATCCTGCATGCGCGCAACGCCTCGGGTCTGGTCGCCGATGCCACGGCGGAAAGTCCGTCACCGGCCGTGGTGGTGTGCACCGTGCTCAGCCTGGAAGGCAGCGGCGCCGCCTCGCCGGAACTGCTGGAAGAGGTCCGCCTGCACCTGAATGACGAGGACGTGCGGCCGGTGGCGGATCGGCTCACGGTGCAGAGTGCCGTGGTGATCGACTACCGCATTGAAGCGGTGTTGTATCCGCAGGCACCGGGTCCGGAGAACGAAGCCTACCTGGCGGAAAGCCAGAAACGCCTGAGCGAGTGGATCAACCCACGCCGCCGCTTGGGTCTGGAAGTGGCGCGCTCGGGGATCGATGCGCAATTGCACATTCCTGGCATCGCCCGGGTCGAGCTGCTGGGCTGGACCGATATCAAGCCGAGCAAGGCCGAGGCGGCGTATTGCACCGGCTACAGCGTGACGCTGGGGGCCTGACATGAGCGTTCAGTTACCGCTCAACAGCACGCCGCTGGAGCTGGCCGTGGAAGCGGCCAATTACGATAACACGCTGATCCCGCTGCGCAGTTTGTACAACGCCGACACCTGCCCCGAGCACTTGTTGCCGTACCTCGCCTCGGCTTGGTCGGTGGACCGCTGGAACAACAACTGGACACAGGAAGCCAAGCGCACGGCGATCCGTTCGGCGTACGACGTGCATGCACGCAAAGGCACCATCGGTGCGCTGCGGCGGGTGGTCGAGCCCTTGGGCTATCTGATCGATGTCGTGGAATGGTTCGACACCGTGCCGGAAGGTGAGCCCGGTACGTTCGCTCTGGAGGTGGGGCTGAATGACGCTGGCATCACCGAGGAACTGTACGAGGAACTGGCGTGGCTGATCGACGACGCCCGTCCGGTCAGCCGGCACATGACCAACCTGGCGCTCAGTTTGCAGACCGAGGGGGTGCTGGGCATTGCAGTGTGCGTTGAAGAGGGCGAAGAGATCGACGTGTACCCGCCGGCCCCGCAAGACATCGACGTGACCGGCACCTTTGGCCCGGCGATCTGCGTCGATGAAACCGATACTTTGGACGTTTATCCCTATGATTGATAAGACCAGTCAGTTTTTTGCCATTCTCACGGCGGTCGGTGAGGCCAAACACGCCAACGCCATTGCCATGGGGCTGGACTGGATGTTCACCGAGATGGGCCTGGGCGATGCCAACGGCACCGACCCGATCCCGGATCGTCTGCAAACCCAACTGATCAACGAATGGCGCCGGGCGCCGATCAACCAGATCCGCGTCGATGCGGCCAACCCCAACACGGTGATCACCGAACAGATCATCCCGCCCGAGGTGGGTGGTGAGTGGATTCGCGAGATCGGTCTGTACGACGTCGACGGTGATCTGGTGGCGGTGGCCAACTGTGCGCCGAGCTATAAACCGTTGTTGGCCCAAGGCACGGGCAAGACGCAAGTGGTGCGGATGAACTTCATCGTCAGCAGCTCGGCAAACATCGTGCTGAAGATCGACCCGGCGGTGGTGCTGGCCACGCGTGAATACGTCGACCTCGCGATCAGCGAAGCGCTGGCCAAGCTGGATCACAAGCAGTCAGCGCGGGTGGCGGCCACCGCCGCCATTGCCCTGAGCAATGTGCAGACCATCGATGACGTGGCCGTGGTCGTTGGCGACCGGGTGCTGGTCACCGCTCAGGCGCTGGCACAGGACAACGGTGTCTATGTCGTCAGCGCCCAAGGCTGGACGCGGGCCGCCGATGCCGACAACAGCCTGGAAGTGACCCCGGGGTTGTTTATCCATGTGGAAGAGGGCACGACCAATGGCGACAGCCTGTGGCAGTTGATCACGGATGCGCCGATTGAGCTGGGCACCACCGGTTTGCAGTTTGAAATGATTGCCGGCGGCAGTGGGGTAGGCGTAGGCACCTTTCGCAGTGTCACCGTCGATGCCCTTGGGCGTGTGGTCGCCGGTACCAACCCGACCACCCTGGACGGCTACGGCATCACCGATGCCTTGCCAATTGACGGGACCGCCGTGGAGGCCACGAAGCTGGAAACAGCGCGCACGGTGACCGTATCCGGGGCGGCCAGCGGCAGCGCTACGTTCGATGGCAGTGACGATGCTGACATAGCGATCACTTTGGCCGACAGCGGTATTGCACCGGGCACCTATTCCACCGTGACCGTTGATGCAAAAGGTTTGGTTACGGGGGGCGATCAGTTGACAGGTGATGACCTGGGGCTGGGAACTGCCGCGTACATGAATGCCCAAATCAGCATTGATGATGCCACGGCTCAAGCGTTGATGATGGTTGGAGCATTTGGCATTGGCGGTAGCGGGATTGTAGTACCCGCAGACACGAATCTGGATACGGTAATCCTCGGTGGGCACTACCGGGTACTTACTGGCGGCAATATTCCCTCGGGCGGGGAGTACAGCCCAATGCTAGTTATAACCGGCAGCGACGTCTGCGCGCAGATCATCATTAGCTACCTGAGTGGCACCATTTTTTCTCGTGGGGCAAGTGGTATTGGCGGCACCCCTGTTTTTACCGAGTGGGTCAGCAACTGGAATACCAGAAACTTCGACCCTGCCGCATATCAATCTGCTCTGGGATTCACACCAGTTCAACAGGGTGGCGGTATTGGGCAAGGCGCTAGCAAGATTTTTCTCGGGTGGTCGGATACAGGATTAAAGGTAACAGTCGATTCAACCGACCTTGGCGGTATTGCATTACTAAATGCCCCTGCCTTCGTCGGCGGAATAACGATTTCTGGTAACTCCAACTTCTGGGACTCATTGGGCATCGGTGCCGACTTATCCGTTGCTGGTACGACCTACACAGCGGCGGTGGTGTCATCTACCACCGTTTCCGCCACTGGTGGCGTTTACTCAGGCAATAGCCTTTACGCAGGTAGTGGCGCGGCTTCGTACGGCCCCGATGGAAACGTTTATGGAACTCTTTGGGGCGGTTATTTAAGTACCTATCTTAATGCCAGCTACCCAAACTATTGGAACATGATGGCCAAGATCGGTGAGCAGCCTCATGGCGGGGTTGGCACATACGCACTCATGTATATCGGTAGCCAAACACAAAACCCAGGTTGGATGGTTGCTGGCAGCGCACTTACCTTTGCCGCTACAGCAGGCGGCGCTAACTCTGGCATCACTGCAGCAGGTACATGGCGTTTGATGGGTTATATCAACGCGGCAAGTGCTGCTTACAGTACATCTCTATTTATGAGGGTTTCCTGATGGTTGACGAAAACGCCGAAGAAGTTATCCACGAACAGGTAGCCAACGAACCATTTGTTACACTACCACCATTTGTACCACTGCCGGAGCCACCACCATGCCCCGAGCCATCGCCGCCGTATGTATATCAAGTTAGAAACATGACCCAATTCAAGGATGGAGTTGTTGACTGTGAAGTTCTTCACGAATCATTTGGGTGGATTCCATTTACAGCAGTCCCCGGCGATACAGCGCCGGCCACTCTGGCGGTTTTTGAACACATAGGGGCTTACGGCGTCGATGTGGCCACCCTGCCAGAAAGCCCGAACCTTGCTACCTCCATTACAAGCACTGAGCGTTCATGGCGTGATCACGAGTTGACAGTTGCGGACGTGGAGCTGTTGAAAGCTGAGGACGGTGACCCCGCAAGTAAAGGTACACCTACAGAATGGCGGCAGTACCGCGTGGATCTTCGCAACTGGCCAGAGTCGCCAGACTTCCCGGATTCCGGCGTGCGTCCAGTGAGGCCTGGAAGCTCTATCGCATCGAGCTGAGCGAAGTGCCGCAGCAACCGGGTTGGCCACGGACGATTGAGTGGCCAGATAAACCGAATCAGCAGACCCCCTGACGCCCCGCATTGCCGGGGCGTTTTCTTTTTCCGTTACGCGTCATGTCACTCACAGCCTCGCTTATGCGGGGCTCTTTCGTTTCTGGAGCATCACTCTATGAGTTTCTTTCACGGCGTCACCGTGACCTTGGTGGATACCGGGGCGCGCCACATCGCCACTCCGTCCGCGTCGATCATCGGCCTGTGCAACACCTTCACCGTGGGCCTGCCGGCCACGGCTGCTGCCAACGAACTGCTGCTGATCACCCGCGAAAGCGAAGCGGTCGCCGCCTGGGGCCCGGACGCGGCGATCACCCAAGACTGCAAGGCCATTTTCAAGCGGTCCAAAGCGGTGATTGTCGCTGTCGGTGTGCCGCTGCTGGAAGACGAAGCGGAGCAGTTGTCCGCGATCATCGGCGGGGTTTGGGCCGACGGCACCCGGACCGGCATGCAGGCGTTGCTCAATGGCAAAAGCAAGTTCAACGCCCAGCCACGGTTGTTGGTGACTCCGGGGTACTCGTCGACGCTGGCGGTGGCCACCGAGCTGGTGGCACTGGGCGACAAGATGCGGGCCATGGCCATCATCGACGGGCCGAACACCACCGACGAAGCCGCGATCGCCTATGCCGGCAACTTCGGCAGCAAACACGCCTACATGGTCGATCCGGGTGTGCAGTACTGGGACACCGGGACCAGTGCCACGGTCAACGCGCCGGCCTCGGCCTGGACCGCCGGCCTGTTTGCCTGGACCGATGCCACCTACGGTTTCTGGGCCTCGCCGTCGAACAAGGAATTTGTCGGCATCACCGGTACCACGCGGCCAATTGAGTTTCTTGATGGCGATCCCTCCTGCCGGGCCAACGTGCTGAACAACGCCAACATCACCACGATCATTCGCGATGACGGTTACCGCCTGTGGGGCAACCGCACGCTGTCCAGTGATCCGAAATGGAAGTTCGTCACCCGCGTGCGCACGCTGGACATCGTCATGGACGCCATCCTCTACGCGCACAAGTGGGCAGTCGACCGCTCGATCACCGCGACCTACGTCAAGGACGTGACCGAAGGACTGCAAGCCTTCATGCGCGACCTGAAGAACCAGGGCGCGATCATCAACTTCGAGGTGTATGCCGACGAAGAGTTGAACACCTCCAGCGAACTCAGTGACGGCAAGGTGTACTGGAACATTCGGTTCACCGACGTACCGCCGGCCGAAAACCCGAACTTCCGCGTGGAGGTGACCGATCAGTGGATCACTGAAGTGCTGGACACCGCTGCCTAAGGAGGCCGCTTTATGATTCCTGAAGTGCTCTACAACACCAACCTGTTTGTCGACGGTATCAGCCTGCAAGGCGATGTACCGAGCCTGACCCTGCCCAAGCTCACCCTCAAAACCGACGAGTACCGCGCGGGCGGCATGGACGCGGCGGTGGAACTCGACATGGGGATGGAAAAGCTGGAAGCCAGCTTCCTCACCAACGGCGTGCGCCGCGAGGTGCTGAAGTTCTTCGGCCAGTCCGACCTGACCGGGTTCAACGCCTCGTTCCGCGGTGCCTTCAAGGGCCAGAAAGGTGTGGTCAAGGCGGTGATCGCCACCCTGCGGGGCGGGCTCAAGGAAGTCGATCCAGGCGACTGGAAACCCGGTGAAAAAGGCGAGTTCAAGTACGCCGTGGCGGTGACCTACTACAAGCTGGAAATCGACGGCAGCGTGATGTTTGAAATCGATCCCCTCAACTCGATCCGCGTCATCGATGGCACCGATCAACTGGCCGCCGTGCGCTCAGCCCTGGGCATGTAAGGAGTAACACCATGAGCAACGCAAAAGACAATGTCCTGCCCAAGTGGCTGCAACTGGGAGATGGCATTGCCACCGTCATCCTGTCCCGGCCGAGCGAGGCCAACGGCATCAAGGTCGACCAGCTGACCCTGCGTGAGCCGACGGTGCGCGAAATGCGCGCCGCCACTTTGCAGGGCGGTACCAACGAAGAAGAGCAGGAGATGGTCTTGTTCTGCAGCCTGGCGAGTATCGGCCGTGGCGATCTGGAGGGGCTGCTGATGCGGGATTACCGTCGTCTGCAGACCGCCTATTTTCGTCTGGGAGCAGACGACGGGGTTTAACCCAAAACTGCAAAAAGCCCTGGCCAAACGCTTGGCCGTCGAGCTGAATTTCTCGGCGGCCGAGATTCAGGGGCTGTCGTTTTCCGAGATGGTCTGGTGGCTCACGGACTGAGCCCATCCCCCTTTGCACATAGGTAACCTGCATGGCGAACAAACTCTCGCTCGGGCTGGTGATTGGCGGCGCCGTCGATTCTTCACTCGGCGCCGCCTTCAAGAACGTCAGCGGCGAAATGAAAAAGCTCGAGGCGCAGACCACGCGCGCCAAGGGCTTGCAGAAAGTCATCGGCGAGACCATGCGTCTGCGCGAGGAATGGAAAAAAGCCCACGACAGCGGGGCGGCCAATGCCGACGCCTTGCTGCGCAAACTGGAGACCAACACCCGCAGCCTGCGCCAGCAGGGGGTTGAAGTCGGGCGCCTGCGTCAGGAGTACCTGGCGCTGGGCAAGGTGGTGCGCAGTGCCGAGTTCAAGGCCAAAGGCATGGGCCAAGTGCAGGACGGGCAGGAAAGCCTGCGCAGTGGGTTCGGCACCGCTGTGGCCGGTACCACGCTGGCGGCCGTGCCGACCAAGGTCAGCGCGGATTTTCAGGCGATCATTCGCGACATTGCGATCAAGTCCGGTACCGCCAATACCCAGCAGGAAGTGGACACCGCCCGGGATATCGTCCAGACCTCAAAGGACACCGGCATGGCCAACACCCAGGTGGCCGAGCTGGTCAACCAGCTGGTCGGTGGCGGCATGGACCTGACCGAAGCGCTGAAATATGCCCCAGTGGCCGCCAAGTTTGCGGTCGGGCAGGGGGCTTCGGGGGCGGATACCGCGAAGATGATTCTGGCGATGCAGAACAACGCCAAGATCACCGACGCGCAGAAAATGGAACAGGCCTTGGCCTCGGTCGCCCTGCTGGGCCAGCAAGGCAGCTTCGAGGCGGCCGACATGGCCAAGTGGTTTCCCGAGCTGTTGGCGCAGATGGCCAGCACCGGCATCACCGGCCAGGAGGCGGTCACGCAACTGGGGGCGATGCTGCAAGTGCAGATCAAGAGCGCCGGCAGTGCGGATGAGGCGGCGAACAACCTGAAAAACTGGGTCGCGAAAATCGGTTCGGAGGAAACGGTTAAAGGCTATGCCGATGCCGGGATTGACTATCAGGGCTCGATGAACGCCGCGATTGGCAAGGGCATGTCGACCTTCGAGGCCAGCTTCGAACTGGCGCGCCGGTATGTGGAAAAGACCGATCCGAAAAAGGCCAAACAGCTGAATCAGGGGCTGACCCAGATCAGCCAGGAGACGGACCCGGCCAAGGCGCAAGCGATGGCCGATGCCTTGGCCGCCACCCTGCGTACCGGCGATCTGTTTGCCGACATGCAGGTCAAGACGGCCCTGATGGCGTACACCCAGAACAAAAAATTCTACGCGGACCTGAAAAAAGGCGCCTCGGACCCCAGCGGCCCGCGCAAGGACATTCTCGACAAGAACCTGAACGAACGTCGCGAGAGCTCGTCGCAACGCTGGGCCGAAACCGCACAGGCGTTCAACGACTCGCTGCGCGCCATCGGTGATGCCCTGCGCCCGGCGACGGATGCGCTGGCCACCGGTATCGGGGCGGCGGCGCGTGGCTTGACCGCCTTGTCCGAGGAAACGCCCAAGGCGGTATTGGGCCTGGCGGCGCTGAGTGCCGGAGCGTTGGTGCTGGGCAAGGCCTGGGCCGCGCTGAAGATCGGCCGGGGCCTGGCCAACATCGCGCGCGGTTCGGCCGGCGACCGGTCCAATATCGTCCAGCGGGTATTCGTGACCAACGCGAATGACGGCGATGACGACGGGCTCGATCACGGCAAAGAAGGGAAGGGCGGAAAGGGCAGAGGCCCTGCAAGTCGGATGTCCCGGGGCATCAAAGTCGGCGGGGCGCTGGCGGTGGTTGGTGCCGGCGTTCAGGTGGTGGACACTTACCAGAACGCCACCACCCGTGATGAAAAGGCCGAAGGCTACGGCGAGGCGGCGGGCGGGCTCGTGGGCGGCGTGCTCGGTGGCGCGGTAGTCGGTGCGGCTTTAGGCTCGATCGTCCCCGTGATCGGTACCGCCATTGGCGGGATTATCGGCGGCATGGTCGGGGCGTGGGGCGGGGGCAAGTTAGGCGCGACCATGGGCAAGGCGTTGTTTGGCGGGCCGGACACGCCGGCCAAAGCGCCGATCGGCATCTTGCCCATGGCCGCCGGCCAAGGGGTGGGCGCGGTTGTGCGCTCGATGGAAAACGCTCCCGCTGCGCCGGTCACGGCGGCGGCATTGATGGCGACCACGGCGGCAAAAACACCCGAATGGCCGAAGGTCGATCAGCAATTCACTTTCGCCCCGGCCCCGGTTTTTCAGGTGCTCGGCGATGTGAAAGACCCGGCGCAACTGGCGCAGGAGTTGATGCCGTACCTGAGCCGTCAGTTTGAGGACTTTGCCCGGGAGGTGCGCGCCCGCCAGTTGTTTGATGCGCCCCACGTGGGCTGAGGAAATGTTATGACGGATGAAAAAACCTACCTGCAACACCTGCAGGGCGGGCTGAAGAACATGGTCGATGCCGGCGAGGCCGGGCGCACTGACCTCGAGTCGATGACCGGGCCCATGAATGGCGCGCTCAATGAAATCAGTGGGGCGGCCGATGCGCTGGAAGGTTTACCCTTTCTCAGCGAGGACCTGAGCGACAAGACCCGCCGTCTGCAAAGTGCAATCAACTCGGCGCAGGCCAAGATCGGCAAGGTGGCCAGCTACTACAACCAGACCCAGCGCGCACTGGCCGGGTTCGAGGAGCACTTTTCCGCGCTGACTGAGCAGATTGGCCGCTTTGGCGCGGCGTTCAACAAGGTGGCCGGCAAGGCCAATGCCGCGCTGGGCAACATCTTCCCCACGGAATGGTTTGCCGGCGACATGACGCCAATATCCGACGCGGTGAAGCCGTTTCCGCACCTGCTGATCCTCTATCCGCTGAAAGCCAATGAGCGGCCGTATTACTTCAACCTGGACACCGCGGCATTTGACGAACTGCGGCGGCAGACCTCGTTTCGCTGGGCGGCGCAGGAACGCCTGACCCGGCGCCCGGCGCAACAGGCGGTGGGGCTGGGGGAGGAGAAAATCACCATCAAAGGCGCGATCTACCCGAGCTACAAAGGCGGCTTGAAGCAGCTGGATAGGCTGCGCAGCATCGGTTCAAAGTTGCTGCCGCTGAACCTGACCACCGGCTACGGCGAGGTACTGGGTAACTGGTGCCTGACCAACATCGACGAAGAACAAAGCGCCTTGCTGCCTGGGGCGATCCCGCGCAAGCAGGGCTTTTCATTGGAGTTCGTCCGTTATGGCGATGACTTGCAGAACAGCTGATGGGGACCTGCTCGACACCCTGTGCCACCACTATTACGGCCACCTGAACCGCAGCGTCGAGGCGGTGCTGGCCGCCAATCAAGGCCTGGCCGATGAACCACAACCGTTCCGCGCCGGCCTGTTGATCACGCTGCCGGATCTGGCGATCGAAACCGACAGTGTCATTTCGCTGTGGGACTGACCCCGTTACCCAGCCTGCCGCGTGCGGGCTTTTTTTGGTTTGGAGTACCGTTATGCAACCGCTTTTCCGCATTGTCGCTGACGGCGCCGACATCAGCGCCCTGATCAATGATCGGCTGGTCTCGCTGCAGCTGTCCGACCGGCCGGGAATGGCTTCTGATTCGTTCGAACTGCGCATCGACGACCGTGACGGCGCTGTGGCGCTGCCGACGCGTGGTGCGAGTATCGAAATCTACCTGGGTTATGCCGGCGCCGACCTGACCCGTATGGGCCGCTACACCGTGGACGAAGTGGCCGTTTCCGGCCCACCGGACACGCTGGTGATCAGCGGCAAAGCCAGCGACATGCGCGGCAGCGGCAAGACCACGCGCAGCGGCAGCTGGGAGGACGTCAGCCTGGCGCAGATCGTCGGTGACGTGGCGACGCGCAATGGTTGGCAGCCATCGTGCCCGGTCGACACTCGCGTGCCGCGCATGGATCAACTGAATGAGTCGGACTTCAACTTCATCACCCGTCTGGCCAAGAAGCATGACTGCACCGCCAAAGTGGCCGACGGCAAGCTGTTGGTCCTGCCGCGTCAGGGCGGGCAGAGCGCGAGTGGCAAGGCCTTGGCGGTCATTACCTTGCAGCGTGGTGATGTGACCCGCTGGCAGTTTCGTTTGAGCGACCGCAGCACGCATCAGGGCGTGAGCACCCAGTACCAGGACTCGGCCAGCGGGGAATTGCTGATCTCGCACCTGGACAATCCCAACGTGCCGGAAGGGTTGCCACCGGTGCACACCGACCGCCATCTTTATCCGGACCGGACGGCGGCCGACGAGGCCGCCAAGGCACGTCTGGCCGCGTTCAACCGATCCACCGCTTCGGTGCGTCTCGACCTGCCGGGTCGGACCGACCTGTTTGCCGAATGCATGATCGAGGCGCAAGGCTTCAAGCGCGGACTCGATGGCGAATACCTGGTGGAGTCGGTGGATCACACCTTCACCCCGTCCGGGTGGACGGTGTCGGTGGAGTGCAACGGTGGCAAGGAGGGTAAGGCCAAGGCGTCAGGCAAGCCTGAGAAAGTCGTGCTTGAAGTGCCGGATTGATCACCCGGGCGCGTGAGTCGGCCCGAGTCAGAAGTTTCAAAATCAAAGTAAAAGGAGCGGCCAAGCTGGATGCGTCAACATCCCGCCTGGCCACCGTCCCCGCAGATTGTCCCTGCAAGTCCCGCCAAGGCTCCTGCTCTGTGCACAAAGCGGAGCGAGCCTAGCACCTGTTTATTTATACAGTAAAGGTCTTGCTATCC